GGCTTGACCCTGAAGACAAAAACTATAACAAAAAGGTTAAGAGAATTGAACATTTAATTCCTAAGTACAAAACAATTTGGGAGATTTCTCAGAGAGACTTGATTAATATGTCAGCAGATAGAGCACCATTCATTGACCAGTCTCAGTCTATGAACATATATATGTCGAACCCTACGTTGTCTAAAATTACATCATCTCACTTTCACTCGTGGGAAAAAGGTTTGAAAACATTATGTTATTATGTAAGGACTAAGGCGATTTCAACTGGAGCTAAACACTTAGCATTGGACTTATCAAAGACACAGAAACCAAAACCAAATGTGGAAGTTCCTAAAATTGATTACAGTAATATGAATTTACCACCAAAACCTGAAGGAATTGAAATCGAATGTTTCGGTTGTTCGTCCTAATTAAATAATTAATCCCGATATATTTCGGGATTTTTTATTTTGGGCTATTTATAAGGAAAAACAAGGGACTTATATTTATCTTTATGGCAAACGGAGTTACATATGGTATTAATTTTCCATTCAGAGATTCGAGACGAGGAGATTATTTAGAGCTTACTCAATTAGCTGACCAACAGGTAAAGTCAGATTTAATTCATTTACTTCTAACCAGAAAGGGAAGTAGATATTATCTACCAAATTTTGGAACAAGATTATATGAATTTTTATTTGAGCCTTTTGATGGATTAACGTTTGATGCAATTCAATCGGATATAAGGGACGCTGTTCAGACTTTTATGCCGAATCTTCTATTAAATCAAATAACAATAACACCAGCAGATCCTGAGGAAGAAGTGGATAGTATGATAGGAGAAAATACACTTGGTACAAGTGAATCACCAATCTATAGATTACCGGGTAAAGGAACCTCAGAATACACTGCAAAAATTAGAATAGATTATTCAAATAACAGATCGAGTTTTGCTCAAAGTGATTTTGTTATTATTAATATTTAATATAGATGGCAAATCGTAAAATTTCATATACAACCAGAGATTATCAGGGAATAAGAACTGAGTTACTTAATTATGTAAGGACTTACTATCCTGAACTTATCCAAGATTTTAATGACGCATCTGTATTCTCGGTGTTTTTAGATTTGAACGCTGCAGTTGCAGACAACCTACATTATCATATAGATAGAAGTATTCAAGAAACTGTACTTCAATACGCACAACAGAGGTCTTCAATTTATAATATCGCCAGAACTTATGGTTTGAAATTACCAGGTCAAAGACCATCTGTAGCCTTAGTAGATTTTTCAATAACTGTTCCTGTATTTGGTGATAAAGAAGACGAGAGATATTTGGGAGTTTTGACAAGAGGTTCTCAAGTTTCAGGAGCTGGTATTGTGTTTGAAAATATATACGACGTTGATTTTACCTCACCATACAATGCACAAGGTTTTCCAAACCGGCTCAAAATTCCAAACCGTAATGCCAACAATGTCATAATCAATTATACTATTACTAAAAGAGAACTTGTTGTAAATGGAATTACAAAAGTTTTCAAACGAGTAATAACTCCAAATGATGTTAAACCATTTTTTGAATTGTTTTTACCTGAAAAAAATGTTTTGGGTATTACAAGTGTTTTGTTAAAAAGTGGTACTGAATATACAAATATACCTACTGTCGCAGAATTTTTAGGTACACCTAATAAGTGGTATGAAGTAGATGCATTAGCCGAAGACAGAGTATTCATTGAGGACCCTACTAAAGTTTCTGACCAACCTGGAATTAAGGTGGGAAGATATATACAAACATCAAACAGATTCATCAGTGAATATACTCCTGAAGGGTTTAAGAAGTTGACATTTGGTGGAGGAACAAATACGGCTCAAGATGCCTTAGACCAATTTACAACTGTAGGGGCGACAATCGACTTACAAAGATATTCAAATAATTTATCTTTGGGGTCAGCTTTAACACCTAATTCAAGTTTATTTGTTCAATACAGAGTAGGTGGTGGATTGGGTACAAACTTAGGTACAAATGTAATCACACAAATAGGAACTGTTTCATTTTTTGTTAATGGACCTTCTGAACTTACAAACTCTTCGGTAGTGAATTCTTTGAGATGTAATAACGTTACTGCAGCAATTGGTGGTGCGGGATTACCATCACTCGAAGAAATTAGAAATTATGTTTCGTTTAACTTTTCAGCACAGAAAAGAGCGGTGACTGTACAAGATTATGAATCAATTATTAGAAATATGCCTTCTGAGTTTGGTGCTCCAGCCAAAGTATCAGTAACTGAAAATAATAATAAAATATTAATTCAGTTATTATCTTATGATACTTCGGGTAAGTTGACGAATATAGTTTCAAATACTTTGAGACAAAACATTGCAACATATCTTTCTAACTACAGAATGATGAATGATTACATATCAATTTTCACCGCTGAAGTGATTGATTTAAGTGTTGAAGTTCAAGTCGTATTAACTTCAGCTCAAAATTCAGGACAAGTAATTGCTGAAATAGTTGACAGAATTTCAACATATTTTAATCCTCAAGTCAGAGAATTGGGACAAAACGTTTATTTATCAGAGATACAAAGCATTGTTCAAAACCAAAGTGGTGTTCTAAGTGTTTCTTCAATCAAAGTCTTCAACAATGTTGGTGGTCAATATTCTTCAGCAGAAACTTCAATGGAATATTCAGACCCTGAAACGAAACAAATTGAACCTGTTAATTCAACAATTTTCGCACAACCTTCTCAAGTATATCAAATTAGATATCCAAATAAGGATATTAAAGTCTCGGTAATTAATTTCCAATCGACAACATTATCGTAATAGGTTTATTATCTAATACTTTGGTCTATAATTTATGATGTGTGTATCAACTTTGAAAAATTACACATAAAGTATTTATAAACTAAAGACAATAGATGGGTGATTCATATAGAATTAAGACCGAACTTGGTATTAACAAATCAATTAACGTACAATTAGACCAAGAGTTTGAGTTCTTAGAAATTTTATCTCTCAAGATACAACAAACAGACATCTACACAAGAAGTTGTGCTGATTATGGTGTCTTAGTTGGTCGAGTTACGGCAAACAACGGATTCGGAATACCGAATGCGAGAGTTTCAATATTCATTCCTATTGAACAAGTTGATGAATCAAATCCATTGATTACATCTATATATCCTTACAAATCTCCAAATGATAAAAATGAAGATGGGTATAGATATAATTTACTTCCCTACACTCCTTCATATTCAAAACATTCTGCGACAGGAACTTTACCATCAAGATCGGATGTATTGACTGGAGGCACTGCTGTTGAAATTTACGACAAGTATTATAGATTCACTTCGAAAACTAATGATAGTGGTGATTACATGATTATGGGTGTTCCACTCGGGCAACAAACTATAGTCATGGACGTAGACCTTTCAGACATCGGTGAATTTTCTCTAACACCTCAAGATTTAATTAGAATTGGTTTAGCTACTGAGGCACAAGTTGCTGGAAATAAATTTAGGACATCGAGTGATTTAAATTCTTTGCCACAAATAATTAACTTAGTTAAAAATGCTGAAATTTCTCCTTTGTGGGGAGATCCTGAAATATGTGACATATCAATTAATAGATTAGATTTTGACTTACGAGATGATGCAAATGTCGATATTCAACCAACATCAGTTTTTATGGGGTCAATTTTTTCGACTGAAGATAAGTTTAGACTCAGATCTAATCGAATACTTGGAAACGAATTGGGATGTAGACCTCGTGACAACATGGGGAATTTGTGTGACCTTGTCCCTGGACCAGGACAAATATTGGCAATCAGACAGACAATCCAACAAGATGAGAATGGTAATCCTGTGTTGGAGGTTTATGAGTTGGAGCAAGCTGGAAATGTCATAGATGGGGACGGGACATGGATTGTTGAGCTTCCAATGAATTTGGATTACTTTATAACAAACGAGTTTGGTGAAAAAGTAATATCGAGTGATACTACGATTGGGATTCCGAGTAAAGCAAAATATAGATTCAAAATCAAATGGCAACAGTCTCCTGGTTTATCCCAACAAACTAGAAGAGCAAGTTTTTTAATTCCAAATGTTAGAGAATATGGTTGGATTGATTCTGGTAATGACCCAAATTATTCAACAAATGTCGACAGACAAAATAAATTGAAGAGTTCTTATTACTTTGGATTAGATTGGAATGGTTATACTACAGGGTTTACAAGTTCGGAAAGAATCCAAAAACTCAACGAGATAATTGATTGTCAAGACACTTTTTATGAATTCAAATTCAATAGGGTTTATACAGTTTCAAATTTGATTGACCAATACAAAAAAGGAGGAAGAGGTAGATTTATAGGGATAAAAGAAATTGATGACGAATCCTGTAATTCAACTGTGAATAAATTTCCAACGAATGATGGATTCAAGAATTTCAACCTATTATTCTTTGTGTTTTCCATTTTGATGCAAGTAATACAGGTTATTTCAGCTCCACTATTAATAGTGATTCACGTTGTTGCGTTCATATGGAATCTATTGGTTCGATTTAAACCTTGGATGATAGGTTTACTTGTTTTATTGGCGGGTATTAATGCGTATCAATCCATCAAAAGTTTTATAAATGCAGCATCGGCAAAGGCAGATGCTGCATCGGCAACTACAGATTCGTTGAGTTTTGCGGGATTAGCCTCAATTTGTGCTGCGACAGTTATTCTTGCACCACTGGCAATAATTTTTACTGCATTATCAGTATCTGCAGCCGCAGCCGCAGCGGCTGCAACCGCAGCAGCTGCGGCGTTTACTTTAGCGGGGATAAGATATGCGGCAACTGCTCTTACAATTACTCTTGTCACATTGGTTGTGTTTCGCCGAATTTTCAGACTAGTTAAGGGTCAACCAATTAAAGGATTTAATCTACCTGTAATTACTTATCCTGATTGTTTGTCTTGCGAATGTGGGGCTTCAGATATTGAATCGGAAAACTCAAGTTCATCTTTAGGTACTTTAGTATCACAATTTTCTAATGATTCTTTATATTATAATAAGTTAGTTGATATAGTTACTAAGCTAGGAATAACATCTTCAAATTCTGAACTTATCTCATTCTCTTTTTCTTCGAGTATTGGAGGTAATAATAATGGAGACGATAATAATCAGGTTTATAAGGTGATGGAGTCCGAACCTTCAATATTAGTCACCGATGATGGGGGAAATGATTATTTTACATATTCGAAATACATACCATTCGGAGAAAGGATAAACAACTTCAATCTACGACAAAAATATTTTAATGGTTCAAATCGGATTAGTGTTTCATTTGATACTAACTTAAATAAACATTACGATAGTACATTAATTTTAATTTATGATGCACCATTAGACTCAGGAACTCTTTTGACTTTTGTAGACCCTTTACTCACAAGAGACGTAAATGCGACATATACTGGTAATACAGGAGCTTATGTTCGAGGTATAAGTGGAACCCCATTAAACCCTGGAGTATCAACTTATAATGTTGAATATTGTGACCCAAACAATCAGTTGAACAACTTATCAGTTAGTTATTTATTGGACTCAGGATCTACATTGACCAATTATAAATTCCCATCCGACGTTGAATATTTTCAAGTATTGACTGGAATTACAGTGTCAGAAGCATCCACAATTTGGAATACATCTACCGTTGGGTCTTTACCGAATATTATGAACTCAGGAACTGCTGTTATTTTGAGTGAAAAAATTAAAAAAAGTTGGAATGAAACAACTTTTCCAGAAATTCAGATAAAAGACATATTCGAATCATTTTCAGAAAAATATATTTTGATTTTGCAAAGAGGAGTCGACCCATATTCGCCACTTTATAATAACAAGTATGGATTAGGTAAGTTATTTGGTTTAGCAAATGAGGATGACTTATCTATAACCGCAAATACTAGATTGAATATTCCAATTCAAAAATTACCTGATAGTAGTATTTCAGTTCAAAAGTTTAACAATCAGAATAATATTTTTTACCCATCTCACTTCTTTAGGGGTAATGATACGGAATTTTCGGCATTTACAACTAGCTTGGTAGGATATTATGGAGCATATGATGCATTAAATCGACCTCAAAACTCATCTACATTGAATGTCAATGGGGTTAATTGTTTTGTATCATCAACGTCAAATGGATCATGGTCAAGTGCTGTTGAGGAACCTGCAAAATATACTACTTCTGAAGATTTGTCGGGTGGAGCTTATTATTTTGTTCAGGGGGGAAGGGAACCATCAACGACAAAGATTACATATTTTACAAGTGTATTATTACCAAGTTTGACGGCTAATCCGATGAGTATCACTTCGAGATTGAAAAATGTTATGAGGACTGATAGACTTCCATCTTCAGACGTGTTGGACGGTTCTAGTTGGGATTACAACCCGTCATTACTACAACAAAACTTAGGATTTGCGGTCTATGTTATAGATGACGAAGGAGGGGTGATTCAAACATCTAATGCTTCTGCTGGAGCGGACATAGCTAGTCCTGATATTTTGGGTCAATATGCATCATTAAACGTATTCGACACTCTTAATACTTGTAGTCAAACTGTAAGTTTGGGATGTTATGAGGGATTTGGAACTGACTTCCAAGTCAATCAGAATTGTGCGGATAAGGATGCGGTTATAGGAGGATGTTATCAATTCCTGAAAAGACCTTTATTGGATATACCGAAGGATATAAGAAATTTTAATGAATGGGCTTATCGGTGGAGATTTTTTTATGGGTTATGTCAAGGGGTATTATCTCAATCATTTGTAAACAATTGGATAAATGGGGCATTGTATATGTATCCTATACAAGTTAATACAATTTTTGATTCTCAAAACAAACCTGAACCACCTATTTTTTGTAAAGATGTAATATACTTTGAAAGTGATACTAATAACTTCTATTATAGAAGTAGTCCGTTCAATGAATTTACAAATAAATTTATTGGTAAATTGGCGACCCAACCAGGAGCATTAAATACTTTGAATTTATTATCTCCAACAACAATTATTAATCTTGGGATGAAAGATAGTTTTTATAATGAAATTATCTTGGGGGATGGTGATACAGGTGCTTATGTGATGAATCAAATGGATTCTACTTCATATGGGGATCCATCTGACTTGATAAACCTTTTTGTGATTTCAAGGATTACTGATGAAAATTTTTTACAACGAATTATTGGTGGTAAAGATAATGGAATTAACCAACTTTTTTCAAGACCAAATCTTCGAATTGACGGTGATTTGGCTCAATTATTATCTATTAACTCAGAATTGGGTGTAATTAAGTTTTCACCTGAATTCTATCAAATTGTTCCTAATCAATTAGGGCCTGTAGAAGTTTTAGGTACTGCGGAAAATCCTTTAATTGCTGTTTGGTTTTCATCCACAACTGAGGACCTTCAAGTTAAAGATTACCTAACTCCAGGAAGAATTAATTTTAGGACAAATGATAATTCTGTAAATTATCCATATCCATATGGAATTAAATCACAGATAGTTCCCTTCTATCAGTGGAAATTAACAAATCAAAACACAATATTTGGGTCACAGCTTAATAATTGGGCGACTAATTATGTGGATATTGTTCAAGATAAGCTATATCAATCCTTGGACAGAACGAGTCTTACAACTCCAAACTATTTTAGACCTTTGACAAGTAGTATAAGTGACTTGTATGCTAGAGGTTATATTTTCAGTGTAGATGCTGCAGGTAATTATTCTACAACAGGAGCGTCATCTGGCCGATTCATTGTTGGTGCACCATTCCATTTTTATTTTGGAATGGTAAAAGGTAATAGTGCTTTAGATAAATTCAAAACAAAGTATTCTGTAGATGAATAAATATTCTTTAATACCAAGTAGTCAGAGATATAAAGGTGCTCCCGCATTGAATGAAGAATTGACAATCACTCTTCAGGAACAAAGCCAGGAGATTACTGAGTATGATCGAACATCAACTCTGAATTTGGCTCAAGTCTATGACAACGAAAGACAGTCAAACACTATTTTTAGACCAACATTCAAAGTTACATACCTTTACGATAATACTTATACCGGCAATACTACGTATCTTCCATTCCAATATAATCTATATTATACAGACCCTATTTCATCTAAACAAAGTGGTATTTGGAGAGGATTCCCCCAATATTATGAATTTGATTTCTATAGACCTAACGTAGGAGACAATCATTTTCAATATAAAGCCAAAAGTGCTTACACCTATAATTGGATGTACTATCTAACATATCCTTATGAGAATGATGGGAATAGACAACTAACATATTACTCAAGAACAAACAATGATGTGAATTGGATTGCGTCTAGTGGCATTCCATTTTCGATTACAAGTACTACTCGTAATGGTAATGGATTAGTTTCATTCGTATGTATTGCTCCACATGGATTGACAATAGGGGAATATGTTGAATTGTCTTTCAGTTATAGAGGGAGCAACATTTTTCAAGTGTTTTCATTGGGGAATGGATTATTTGAGAGTAGGGAACATGTATTCAATTTGTTTAACATTGGATTTACTGGAGCAACATTTAGTAATGGTAAAGTTGGAACTTTTAGAAGAGTTATTAACCCAAGTAATTTGATAGAAACAAGATCTAAATATTATATCAAGAAATATAAAGTTTTAACCAATCTTACTGACCTTGCAATAACCAAAGCAGGATTTGAGAAAAATGTGTTCGGGGAGCAAAGTAAGTTAGAATATAGTTCAATTACCCCAAATAATGTGACGAGGATTTCCCAAAAGTTGAGTTCTAATGCCTTTGACTTAACATCAAATTATGATTTGGATTTTGCTGGATTACGGGACAATCAAAAAAGGCCACTGAATGAAATCAGTTTGACAATCATTAACAAAGGATATTCAGGTTATTTCAATCAACCATTCAGAGGAGTTGGTTTGAAACAAGGGTGGGAGTTCAACTTATCAAAAAATACTAATCCATGGTGGGATTTGAAAAATGAAAGGTCAAATACGAGTATTCCTGTGTCAGCATATACTCTCACAAATGGTGTGAGAAAAACATTTTATTATAATCTCGATTTAAAAGATGGTGATGTAATTGATGGTGATTTTTGTGAGTGGAATGATTATGAACAAGCTGAACGTGTTGTATCCAAATACTATCACAAATTGAAGTTCAATCAAGATGTATTTCAAACAACAAATGATGTTTCAACCAACACACCTGGATATTACTACAGTCCCCACAATCATATGGTTCTGAAAGTTTTTTCAGATTACATTGAAACTGCTAATTTGGGTCAAATTGATAATGTACCAAGTTGGGCGTTTTATTCAAACGTAGACAGACAGTTTAGATGGAGAGATATTTATACCTATGGATTTATTGACAACTTGGGACGTGGTGTTGATTATCCATATTTGAATTCTGCCCATTATCCATATACTCAGGTAATTTTTAGATTAATTCCTGAAGGAATAAATTACAATGAAAATCTTGATGGATTTAACTTTGCTATAAAACCACTAATTGATGAGTGTGAATAAATTTACGATTAGACAAGACGCGATTGTTGATAAGCAAATCAATATACCTGTTGAACTCAAGTGGGATTATTTGGGGTTGGACATGGCAATTGATGAATATGAAACAAAAGCCATTGAAGACGTTATAGGTAAGGGAAGGGATTTTGAGGTCTCAAGATTTTCTCATGCTCCTGCTACAGGAACAACTGACAACACTGCGGTCAATTATGAATTCTATTTTTATTCTGGTGGGTCGTTGAATGACATTAACAATTGGAGAATAAACTATTTGAGTGAGGGATTCACTCCTCAAGAAGTTTATTATTACAATAATAACTTCGCGAATTCATTTTTCAAATTGGATTTCTATGACACTCCTGATGAAAAACAACAAACGAATTATATAACCATAATTCTTCCAACCCAACAAGGGTTGTTTATGGAAACGCAGATGCAAAGAACTTTGGTTAATATAAGAAAACCTCAGTTTGTTTTGGATTACGTTGGAGACAAAGAAGGTTTTTTTATTTATTGGTTGAAGAAAAGAAATTTCTTGGACATTAATACATTCTATATGACCGCAAAGTTTTTCAATGCAAAGACTGGTCAATTCACCAAAATGATGACAGGTAGAGGAACAAGCCAAATTGATTCAACAAATGGACCCCAAGTTTATTTAACTGAAAACAACAAATATACTTTTGACAACACACAGTACTTTTATTATACGGTGAAGTTAAATTATGAGGCACAAACTTACCAAGTGTTGAACACAACAGGTCAAAGGTTGGGAACAAACATTCCCATAAAATGGTATGAGTACGTTAATCCACCACAATAATGTCACAGGATAGTTATAGATTCATAGTTTCACCTGAGAATATCAAAGGAGATTTGTCCGTTGTAGATTACAAAGGGACACCTGTTGGTGTTTATTCTGCAATGACCCAAGTTGTTAGTTCAGGTCCAAATGGTACTTCATTATTGACCGACTTATCAGTACCTATTTTGTTAAGACAAACTGCTGTCGATGCGGGATATTATAGTCCTTTTGATGGTGCGGTGTTACAAAAAGATGTGGTGGCAAATTTTTTATTTTCATCAACAACGAGCCAACCTTATGTTTGGAATGTGTATAATACATCAGACCAATTTCAGAAGTTTTTGGAATTGTCTGTGTATAGAGTTGATTGGGGGGATGGAAGTCCTAAACAAACAATTACCACTTATGCTCCAAACTCAATTACTCATACATACCCAACTGCTACGAAACAATATACAATCACTTTGGAACAAACAAATCCATGGGGAATAACTAAAGTTTCCAAGACTATCAATGTTCCGTTTTCTGATGTGGTAATATATAATCCTCAAGGTCAGGCGTTCTTTGCTCCATCCACAGGTAATTGGATTGGGACACCAGTATCATATAATTACATTTTCTCGGGAGATGCTGTCAACGTGGTTTCAGCACAAACATCGAACAACTATGTAACAATACCATTCACAGTATCGGGAAATACTAAATCAAGGGTTAATGAATTGGCATTCTATGGTAGCCCTAAATTTCGAGTCGGAGTACCTGTAATAAGTAATGGTCAAATATGGGGAGCGATTACTGATATAAATCCTGTTTATACTGCTTACACAATAACGGAAGTGAACTATTATGATTATAAAGATGGAACTACAATATTTTTCCAACAATCATCGGGATTCACTTCTAATAATCTCACTGCAGAACCTATCACTAAAGATGAGGTTCTTCTCAAAGTTATAGACCAAGCACAGATACAAACCAATGTTTTTGTGGAGAGAGGAAAGAATAGTGCTTATGAAAGAGTTTTGAGGTTGGGTGAGGTTGATAATTTGGGAGATATGATTAACTATGGGTATGGATTTTTTAATGTAGTTAATAAAGAAAGTACCAATTGAAAAAAAGAACTAAACTATTTATAAATTAAATAAAAGAATATGGCAATCGGCTCATACGGTACAATAAGACCTTCAGATGTTTCACCAGCAGATGTTGAAATTATTATGAACTATACTCCAACAAGGGATGTGACAGACCAATTTGTTTTAACAAAGTTGGACGCACAAACTATATTGAGACCTTACTTCGCAAACACTGAAACTGGTGGAACTCCTGATGTTGAAGTTTTGGGAGGACTTTATAATTTGACATTACCGGCAAATCAATTCAATGCGTTGGGAATTTACACATTATATATAAGACCCGCTGAAATTAGAACGGTGATTACTGATTGTGGAGTTTTAAGTGCTTTACCAAATGTGAAAGGTATTATCATTGACATTAGTGATGTACCAACACAATATCAAAACAAATTTGTCCCACAGGGGTTGGTAGGATTTAGAGTGGAATACCTCAATCCAGATGGGTCAAAAATTCCTAACTTTTTCAGAGTTGTTACATCGAGTTTCTTTTGCGAACCAGTAACAACAAATGAAGTTAATACAACGCAAAAGGCGATAAGATACAGATATGTTGAAGGAGATTCAAATCTAATCTTCTTAACATTGTCACCGTCTTCATCACCAACAAACAAACCAAATTCAACTCCGTTCATTGGACAGCCAGATCAAGATATTATAATTACAAATACATTTTTCAATCCAGTATCCATAGAGATTGAAATGGTTGAGTATGACATTTCTTCTCTTGCAATTGCTCTATATGGTAATCAAACCAAGTCTATTGATGATGGAATCTACACTATCTATGACGCTAATGACAACATATATAGACAATACAACCTATACGAAATCAGAGACCAATTTAATGCTCTTCTTTATGAGGTTAGACAAAGTAGAGGTAATAATATTGATTTTAGTAAAAACTTTACAAATATAACTAATTAATGGCTACTACTCAAAGGAATACTAAATTTTTCTACCCACCACGGCCAGGTAGTGGTGCGGGAACCTTCTCTGACAACATTGTTGGATTACAAACAGTGGAGGGAGGAGGACTTACGCAAGGAAACTTTGAGTTCACAACTTCGGTTACAGAAAGAGTAACTAGAGACTTTAATGTAGGAGCATTCTCTCAGCCAATTGGTTTGGATGGGTTAAATATTAATGACTTAGAGGAAAGTAGGAGGATAATTGCGACACAATTCAGAGTTTATCCAAATTATGATGTATCTCAAGTATTAAACTTTTCGATGTATGGGTCTTTGAGTAAAAGATTTCAGGTGTCAGTAACAGAAATAATTAATAGGTTTCCAGCATCTTTGGATATATTGTTCAACAATGAAGACTTTGTGACTGGAGCAACTGCAACTAATATATCTTATGATATTAATACTGATGAAACTACGTTAAGAATAAACACCGATAGAATCAATAATCCTTTTGATATTGATTATTCATTAAGTGCAACAACTAACCTATCAATTAGAGAGATAGTTGTTTCTCCTTATAGAAATTTATATAACACCTATTTGGATTATTGTGTTGCCATTAATGACAACATATTCAACGTAGTTTCCTTTACTCCATCTCCAACATTATCATCAGGATACATTGAATTTATAGTTTCAGGTGCGCCATTTGGAAAAACTGCGACCATATCATACGAAGAGTTTCAAGTTAGACCAAATGATTTAGTTACAGATAGAATATTCACTGAAAACTTTGACGAAGTTCAAAAGTTTTTGTTGAATAGATTAATCAGACCTGAATACACGGCAGTGTTTCAAGTTCCTCAACAAAATGAATCAGGTCAATTTTTTACGAATTATCAACAAGTAACTTGGCCGAAAGAAGGTCCGTGGAATTTAGATATTAAATCATTTCTTTTTGAAGATTACCTTACTCAGTTGGAATCAATCGCTGTCAACTTGGATTCATTCAAAACCAATTTGATTTCAAGATTTTTGGTTTCGGATTCCCTTAAAGAATTCGATACACTTGGACGTAAGGTTGAGAAGATATTCCAAATTTACGGAAGAAGTTTTGACCAAATCAAACAATTCATAGATGCATTGGCATATATGAACTCAGTGAATTACAATCCATCGAATGATATTCCATCACAATTATTAGCCAATTTGGCGCAAACACTTGGATGGAGTTCAAATTTTTCACCAATAACTAATGAAGATTTCCTTAGTTCAGTTTTTGGAAATACTTCAACTCCAACATATCCTGGATATGCAAGAGCATTAACCCCAACAGAATTAAATTACGCTTATTATCGTAATCTTATTTTGAATGCATCTTATTTATTCAAATCTAAAGGTACAAGACGTTCGGTTGAATTTCTGTTAAGATTAATCGGAGCACCTGATTCTCTGATTGAATACAACGAACACATTTATTTAGCAGACCAAAAAATTAATATGGAACAATTTAATGTTCAGTGGGCTGCAATATCAGGAGGAACATATGTTCAGAATACTCCAGGTTTTATACCAGGTTCAACATATAAAATCAAAGGACAATCTTTCAGTGCATTTACTTCTATTGCTACTTATCAAGATGTTACGACAAGACTTGTAGATTATCCAGTAGATGTCGCAGGTTTCCCAAAGGCTCCAATAAATACAGAGAGTTATTTCTTTCAATTAGGAGCGGGATGGTACGAATCTACTCCTTCTCACAGAAGTCCTGACCAAGTTACAATTACAGGACAAATATATACTGGCCAAAACTTTAACATACAGACACAATTACAACCATTTACTTATGGACAACCTTATTTGAATAGGTTTAGAGATTTTCCTTATATGACTGAGGGATTCAAACTCAAAAAAGTTGTAGACAATAATAAATCTTGGTTGGCGGAAGATGATAGAATAAGAGTTTCAACAAACGCTGATTACAATGCGTATTATTTTGTAGATGATGAGAGATTAGTTCTCAATGTCAAAAACGTAGATTTGTTTTTGAATCCAGCACAAGGTTTAGTTTATGATGTTTGGGATGAATCAAGACGATATGATTATCCAATCCCTGAGTCAGGACTAACAGTTGGATATCCCGTACCTGGTGGAGTCGATAGTACATTTGTAAATCCACAACCGAAGAAAAAAACATTTTTTGAGTTCTCTCAGACTTTTTGGGAGAATATGATTAATGTAAGGAACCGTCAATATATTACTGATGGTAAAACAGGTGGATATCCAACACTCCAATCAATTTTTTGGAAGTACATTGAATCTGAAAGTACAGTTGGAATACCAAACAACAAATACACTTATCAAAAATTGATTGATTATGTAAATGGTATTGGGCCTTATTGGATGAAGTTGGTGGAACAGATGTTTCCAGCTACTACGATTTGGAATACAGGTGTCAAAATGGAAAACTCAATTTTCCAAAGACAAAAGTTTGTCTATAGAAGACAGAGAGGATGTCAATTCATACCAGTTCCTGTTGACCCTTGTTTTATAATATCAAATATTTTCGATTATAACTGTACAACTGAATATACTGACTTTAATATATTTCCATGGCTGAATGGAGATGTTGATGTTAGTAATTTCAGTAGCATTTTATCGAATAGAGTCAACAGTATGTTGGCACAAAGTGGTCTGACTTTGAATGATTGTCTTACAAATTCTGTACAAAGTAATTGGTATGTTGATTTGAGAATAGGTGGGGATATAATAATTCAAGAATTGTTCTATGTTGGTTATGGACTTACAGATGTACCGACC